TGTGCTGGAGTTGGATTGTGTTGTTCATGGTGTTTGTTTTGCTTTGTTTGATGTCTCAAAGATACAACCTTTTTTCTATTCTCCAAACAAAAAGCAAAAAAAATCTTTCTTTTTTTTAGCCGAGGGCGTAGCGCCCAAAGTTGGGGTTCGTCTGGTTCCACGTCACGGCGTAGCGTGAGGCATCGACGAAGTGATTGAAGGCATCCACGGGTTCGTTCAGTTGGCGTCCGTTCTTGTCCTCCTTGTACTTGTAGTTCCGCAGCTCCTTGATGCCGTTGATGCTGCGCTCGGTGATAAAGAGCGGACGTGAGCGGAGGAAGTCGATTCCTGAACGTACCGAGTCCGGGCCTTTCCTTGCCGGGTGGATATTGAACCCGTGCCCGTGTATTTCGTCGATACTCTTCGGCTCTGCGGAGTCGGCCACAATCATGGCCTTGCCTACCTCTGCGTCTCGTAGCGTCTGGGCGATTGCCGCATTGGTGAGTCCCGTGGCGTAGCATACCTCGTCCAAACAAAAGCCGTGGCCGTCGGTGTACACCTTGACAATCGCGGTGGGGTCGTTGGTGTATCCAAAGTCCAAACCAATCGACAAGAGCTTCCATTCGTCCGGCACCTGTGGCACCTGCTTCCAATGGGTGAGGATAGTAGCCCGCGATACTCCACGCTCCCCCAAGCCGTACACCCTCCAGTAGTCGGGGTCTGCTTCTTGGAGGCGCTCAATCTCTGCGACGGTGCTCTCTGGAAGGAAGGGGTTGTCCTTGTACGTCGTCTGGAAGAACTCGTGGTCGTCTCGTGTGAGTACGTGGTCATATATCCAGTGGAACTCGTCGGAGGGGTTGTAGTCGATTATCGCTTTCCCGGTGGTGCGGAGCATGAGCTGTCTCCAATCTTCGAGGGTGAGCTCGTTGGCCTCGTTGCAAAAGAGGACGTCGCGCTTCCGGCCTTTGACCTTTTGCGGTTGGTCAACGGAGATGAACTCCACGAGATTACCAAAGAGGATGTACGTAGCCTCGGACTTGTTGTGCAGCTCCACGTTGTAGATGTCCTCCCTTTCGAGTATCTCAAAGAAGTCCCGCATCACCGAGGCACGGATCGCGGGGAAGGTCTTGCGTGCGATGGTGATAACCGCCCCGGAGTTTTCGTTGCGGTGGCACAGCTCGATGAGAGCCGTGAGGATTGAGTAGGTCTTGCCGCTCCGCGTTCCGCCTTGGTGTACTTGGACTTTGGCGGGGCAGTTCTTGACGTGGTAGTATGTGGCGGGTTGCCTCACAAGCTATTAAGAAAGTCCTCGTGTGAATTGAATGAATACCAACACCCGTTCTTTTGGTACTTCATGGCCTTGTAAAAGTACACCACGTCGCCGATGAGGTAGTGCCCCTTTGTCTTCTCTTGGTAGGCGATGCCTCGTTCATCGAGGTAGGCGCGGAAGTCCTTTCGTCCTTGCCTATTCTTGGCCTTCTCTTTGGCTCGTCTCTTGCGGTTCTTCTTTTGGGTGCGCGTCATGACACCGAGGAGTCGTCAGACACAAACCATGACAGGGGCTTCTTTTCGGCCACCTCAATCTCTTGTCTCTCCACGTACCCCCTGCCCTTGCCTTTGGTCTTTAGGAAGAAGATGGTGGCGGCTGGGTTGCCTTCCTTGATGAGCTTGTGAAGGTGGCTCTCGGCGAAGTCGAGGGTGCGGTTGTCGATGTCCTTGACGGCTTGCTTGTACTCGGGGTCGTCTTTCATCCATCGGTAGTGGGTGGTGCGTCCGATGCCTACCGCGTTGCAGGCTGTCGTCACGATTCCGAGCGAACGCTCAAGGGCTTCGAGCATCTGCTTTTTTTGTTGTTCCATGTGTGCCGTCTTTTGTTCTCGGACTTCTCTTTGAGTCACGTCTGGGTGTTTGAACATAGCTCTGCCTTTTTACCTGTGAAGTCCTCCCATCGCTTTACGATGACGTCGCAATACTTCGGGTCGAGTTCCATCCCGTAACATTTGCGGTTTAGTCGCTCGGATGCAATCAATGTTGTTCCCGTTCCCATGAATGGGTCTAATACGGTTTCCGAAAAGTCCATTTTTTCAATTATCCACATCGGAAATGATACAGGGAAACCTGCCTTGTGAACATCTGCGAATTCATTTTTTGCATTCGATTCTGTTTCTATTACATTGGGATATTTCCCCTGCCACTTACATGGGAAATTCCTGCCATTTGATTTTTCTTTTGTGAGGGCAAAAACAAATTCGAATTTTGTATTAAATGAACCCGGTTGAATGTTCGGCGGGCATTGGCTTTTGTTCCAAATCAGTATGTCCTTGATATGTTTTATATTTTTGTACTGCCATTCGAATACATCATTCCAATTCGCATATAGTGCTTGGATGTTTATGAATGAGTACTTGCAATTTTCAATCATTTCATTAGTGAAATCAACCAAGAAATCTAAGTATTCAGATTTGTTATCGTTATCATTATCATACAAATTTCCTCGAATTGTTTTTCCCACATTGTAAGGTGGTGAAGTGAATCCAATGTCCGCCTTCTCTCCGTTCATCAGCTTCTCCACATCCTCCGCCTTCGTAGAGTCCCCACAAAATAAACGATGGTCTCCCAAGATCCAAAGGTCGCCCGGTTTGGTTGTGGGCTCCTCTGGAATTTCGGGCACGTCGTCGGGGTCGGTGAGTCCTTCCGTGGGTTCATCTTCGAGGGGTACGTCCAAGCCCCAGTCGTCGAGCTCTTCCGCGTCCCATTCGTTGGCGAGCATATCCCAGTCCCACTCACCGAAGGCGAGGTTGTCTTTGATGATGAACTCCTTGTGCTTGGCTTCCTCCCACGAGGCGACGTAGACGGGGACTTCGGTAAGCCCGGCAAGTTGGGCGGCCTTGAGTCTCATGTTTCCACCCAACACCACGAAGTCGGGGTCGACTACGATGGGACGAGCTTCAAGCATCTCGGGGAACTCCCGGAGGCTTTTCACGAGCTTGTCGAGTTGGTCTTTGCGAATTGCCCGAGGGTTATTCGGATTCGTCTTCAGTTTGTTGATCGCGGTAAGCGTCGGCTGTGTTGAGGACATTGCGGAGGGTTTCTCGTATGTGGTAATCTGACACGGCGAGGTTCAGGAGTATTTCCCAAGATTCAAGGCTCTGGTAGTAGACCCCGAAGGAGGCCGTGTCGTCGCTTCCTTTCTTCATGGTGAAGACGAGGAAGTCGTCGCTTTCGTTTAGTAGCCTCTTGACTTTGCGTAGGGTCATGCGTTCATGAATTCGTAGTATTTGGCGCGGAAGGGTTTGTCGTAGTCGAGGAGGTGCTCGGCTTGCTTTACCGAGTAGAGGGCGGTGGAGTGATCGCGTCCGCCCAGAAACTTACCGACGGCGTTGAGCATCCAGCCTTGGTCGCGAAGATACTTCGCGATAATTTGACGGCACTCTACCATGTCTCGTGAGCGGTTGCGTGCTACAACTTCCTCCCAGTCGTAGCCCCATCGGTACGCGGCACGGTGGCACTTCCTTATGGCTGCTTCGCGTCCGTAGGTGCGAGGCATATCAATCGCCCCCACCATAAGCCAGTAGCTTTGCGTCACTTTTCCTTCCATTGTCTTGCGCATACTGCCACACGTTGGCGGTCGTTGGGGTATTCTTTCTCCATCTGTTTGTCGCCCATGCAGCGGCTCATGAATTCCGCGAGGCTTTCCTCGGGGGTCGGTTTAGGTATCGGCATTTTTTACAAGTGTTTGCAGTTCATTTAAGAGTTTGCGGTTGCAGGAAGAACACGAAGACGCCTTCTTGCCTGCTCCGAGGTATTTGTTGGCAAGCATGGTGAGCTCCCCCGTAGTGCGGTATCTGTTGTCTCGTTCGAGAAACTCCTTAATCTGTGCTATGTCGTCGCTGGTAACGGTGGCTTCCCACTTGCCCAAAGGACACGAGGCGGTCTTGAGTTTGGTCTTGGCGGGCATAAAGCATCCGCAGAGAGGGGAGTCGGTGAAGGCTTCCGTTACGAGAGGCCCGCACGACTTGGTAGCGGCGACGTAATGCTCGCAGGCTTGGCAGGTGCCCAGCCTTTCAGCTCTTAGGTGTGCGTTGACGAATAACACGACGGAGTTGTTTTTTGCTTTGTGAGATGCTTTCGTACAAAACGGAGACGTTGATACCTGACTCCCGCGAGAGCTCGGCCATACTCCATCCGTCAAGGTATAGACAAAGAACCGTTCTGTCAAACCATG